GATGTTCCAGAGAGAATATACCTCTTACAAAGAGAAAATAAATATTGCAAAATCAAGTCACACCCAATTCCAAACCGCCTAATACTTTTGCAAATGAAAGGAAGATACCTTACAGTGACCGTAAAATCACACATAGCCCAATATATCAAGGAATCCATCGGTTCGAGCATCGTCAAGCCCGAACGCGACAGCACCCTCTTGGCTATCATCAAGCCGCATCTCTTGCTCGGATCCGCAGTCGAAGAGGTGACGGAAACCCCTGAGGGCTACGAGGAAATCCAAATAGAGCTTCCCGACCTGCGCCAGGTGTACGAAACCCGCAGCGGCAAGGTGTACTATTGCGACACCATGTTCCGCGACCACATCGACAATCGCGGACTGGAACGGGTGCGCAACTTCTTCAACCGCACATTCAAGGCCGCTTTCCGCACCTTCATGGACGGATACACCGAGTTCCAGAACGAGAACAAGAGCGACGATGCCCGACTGAGGGTGAAGATGGGCGTGTGCGCCTTCTTCAACCAATACCACATCAACTACACCGAGACCATGGTAAGCAGCCTCACCCGCGACTGGTACCGCCATCAGGAGCGGAACGAGAAAAACCGCTTTTCACCCGTACTTTACTGAATTTTTACACGATTGCATGTCACCGCTAAAACACAGAGATACAAAGAATTTCACACGATTTGCAGTCACCGAAAACAGGTGTGCGAAAACAGCCGCGAGAAAAAAATTTACACGATTTAAAGTCACCGAAAAATAACCCAAAAACATGAATAAAGTAGCCCTCTTAGCCATTGGCTTCGTCGAACAGAATGAAGTAGACGACCAGTGGGATGTCGAACACATCAACCCCGACCAACCCGCCGACAGGTCAATGCCGGGAAACAGCATCCTTGGATATAAAGGATTCTCGAGCATCGACCAACAGCAAGCCTCAATGACCGAGGAACTTGCCAACGACGAAAGCGGAAACCGCTATCGCCAACAAGTCCAGTTCGTTGTGCGGACCGAACGAGACCGCGACTTAGCGAAGAAGTACGAACGCCGGCCGCTGGTGCTCCATGTGTGGACCGTCGACGGACACCATTATAAGATAGGCACCAAATCCTATCCCGCCTACCTCATGCCAGCCAAGACCAACAGCATGGACACAGTGGAAACCACCTTGACGGTCGACTACGAGACCCTTACGCCCATCATGTAAGCAAACTGATTTTCCCATATTTGATTTTTTAAGGTTGTTGAAGTGCCTGCCTTTCACAAGGTGGGCGCTTCTTTTTTTAGTCACCACACAACACAATGTGGAAAATACTTTTGCACCGAACCAAAGACCAAAATTTTTTCGCCATGGCAAAGCCCAATTTGCTTTACAAGGTGCTCGCCGCCTCGTGGATGATCGACCCGCTTACCGCCTCGGCAGCCTACAAGCTGTTTGCCGACATGGTGGGCGCTGCCAGACTCAAAAGCGAACACCCCATCATTGAGTACGACATCGACGCTGAAGATGATGACTTCCAAGCCGACTACTACCATTATCGTCTGACACATGCCGACTATGCCTCCATCCCCGATGGCAAGCAAGTGAACGTGGTCAGACTCGAAGGCGTGATGATGCGCGACGATGGACTGTGTCAACCCGGCACACGACAACTCGCGCAATGGCTTGCCGATGGCGACCAAGACCCACGGGTTGTGGCCACCATCCTCCTGACCGATAGCGGTGGCGGTGCCTCCGACTCGGTGAAACCACTTGCCGAAGCCATCAGTCAATGCAACAAACCCGTGGTGGCCTACTGCGACGGCGATATGTGCAGCGCAGCCTACTATGCTGCTGCCTACGCCAACCATATCATGGCCAACGACCGCCGCAACCGCATCGGATGCATCGGCACCATGGTGCAAATCACCGGCTATCCAGCAAACACAAAATTCGAAGACGGCTATGCCATACTGCGCATCTATGCCGACAATAGCGACCAGAAGAACCTCGATTACGAACAAGCCCTCGAAGGCGACTTCAAATTGATCCGCGAAAACGTCCTCAATCCGCTGGCCGAAGACTTCCGCAACGACGTGAAGCTGCTGAGACCTGCATCATCAGAGGAACAACGACACGGCCGCACCTACTACGCTCAAGACGTGGTTGGCTCCCTCATCGACAGCATCGGCACCTTCGAAGAGGCCGTCAACCAAGCCATCAATACAAACCAAACCATAAGCAAAATGAAAGGACACGAAAACCTTCAATCGCTCGACTCTTGCCACGACCTGCAAATGGTCGATGGCTACGTGAGCCTGAATGGTGAACAACTTGCTGAAATCGATGCCACCTTGGGTGAAGCCGCCACCGAGCGTGCCTTGCACGAAACCGACGCGGAAACCATCAAGAAGCAGTCCGACACCATCGCCGAGCAACTCACCGAAATCAACGATCTGACCCAAGAGCGCGACGAACTGAAAGCCAAGGCCGACCAACTCGATGCCAAGGAACAGGAAATCGCCACCCTCACCACCGAACGCGACGCCCTCAAAGAGGACAACGCGCAGAAGGACGCACGCATCCAAGAGCTTGAAACCCTCCTCGATGACGACCCCGATGACCGCAACGAACTCCTGCAGGCCATGCACAACGGCAACCCCGCCAAGGATGAAACCTTCAAGGAACTCTCCGACGAGGAAGCCATGGAATACGCCCGCAAAGTCGTCAAAGGAGAAATCTAACCTGACACAGAACCACCAAAACCATTACCAAAATGCCTGAAGTTATCAACACCGTATCTTTGGCTGATGCCCTGGTCCACAGCAACCATAAATTCCGTAAGGAATGCATGCTGATTGTGATGGCCGCAGTCGAAGAGGTCACGAAGCACATGCGCGTGATCAACAACCTGAAGGGCAAGGAGACCGAGGCCACCATCGTGCCTCAGGCCAAGTTCCGCCCTTACCACTCCGAGAAGGTAGTCAGCGGCACTGGCGGCCTCACCGCCCGTACCCTCGAGACCTTCCCGCTCGAAATCCTTGAGGAGTTCGACCCCGAAAACCTCTACACCACCATCTTCGGTACCCCCGTCGATGCCGAGAAGATCAACCTCGACATCGTTCGCCGCATCCTCACCGAGGAAATGAACAACGCAAGCCGTGGCCTGTGCGACCTTATCTTCAAGGGCGTGCGTGTGGCCAACGGCACTGGTGCCCTCGATGGCTTCGACGGCTTCGACACCATCATCGCCAAGGAGATTGCCGCTGGCAACATCAGCCTTGAAGCTGGCAACTTCACCAACCTGGGCGAAGTCAGCTCGCTCAACATAGGCGACCTCTGGAAGCGCATGTATCGCAAGATGGCCGAAACCCTCCGTGGTGGCGCCACCAAGAAACTGAAGCTCATCTGCTCGTTCACCGAGTACGACATGTACAAGAACTGGTACGCCGAGAAGTTCGGCGCAGGCAACTTCGCCGGCACGCCTGAGCAGACCTACCTCGACGGCACCGCCAACAAGGTGCAAATCGTCCCGTTGCCTGGCATGGATGGCACTAGCCACTGCTTCATCACCGTGCAAGAGAACATGAAGGTCGGCTTCGACTTGCTGTCCAAGTCCACCAAGTTCGACGTGCGCATCCCCGACAACCCAAACGTGGTCCAGATGCACGCGAAGATTTATGCCGGTGTTGACTTCGCCAACATCAGCAAGGACTTCCTCATGGTCGGTGCCCGCACCGTGAAGGACGACAGCGTCTACATGGATGCCGACAAGACCACCTTGGACTTCGCCGACACCACCCTTGGACAAACCAAGACCGCAAAGGTGAAGCTCTTCGGCTTCAACATGACCGCTTCCAGCGATATCACCGTTGAAGGCGCCGACAAGAGCGAGTTCACCCTGTCTTCCGACACTGTTACAGCCGCCAACGCCAACGCCGAAGCTGGTGTCGAAATCACCGTCACCTTCGCCCCGACGACCACCGCTGGTGCTCGTTCCGCTCAGATCCGCGTCTCTAACGCTACTGACAACGTCAACATCGTCATCCCAATCAACGCCAAGGGTGTTGAGAGCTAAAGGATAGGAGGAACAAACAATGAAGAAACTTGCTCCAACTATCGTCTTAGCCATGGCCTTGGCTGACATTGGTTTCCCTATCGGTAGCGTCAACCCGTGCGGCATCAGCGACGAAGTTTACTTCGTTCCGAAGCAGTACATCAAGACCTGGCCAACCATCCAAGATGACTTTGAAGCTGCTGAAGACTACGACGAATACGCCCAACTGGAAGGCAGTTTCGAGCTTGTATCAGGAAAGACCTGGCTGCGACTCTACAGCACCCAGGGCAAGGGCAGCATCTCGTGGGAGTACCAAGGCGAGACCGACTGTAAGGTGGTGGTGAACCACGCAACGCTGTCGTACCCGAAGCTGAACAACGAGGGACGCGCATTGGCCAAGTACGCCAGCAATGGCGACTTCGTCTTCATCGTGAAGCATGATGGCCACTTCTTCCTCATCGGAAGTCGCGACTACCGAGCCACCGTGACGCCAAACGGCACCTCTGGCGATGCTCCAGGCTCCGCAAAGGGTATCACCCTCGACATCGAGTGCCCCGACACCACACCGCTGCCGACCTATGTCGGCACCATCACACTGTCCGACGGCACCCTGAACTGCGAGACTGGCGTGTTCACGCCATCAAACAGCTGATGAATTAACTAAATCTATCTGTATGAATGGTTTAGAGAAATTCAATACCATGGACGGCTATACCTTCGACGAAGGTATAGCCTTCCTTGTTTTGGTGAAAGCCCCTTTGGGTGTGATTAACCATCTGAAAGCCACGCACAACCGTAGCCACTTGCACAGTGAAATCCACAAGCAACTGCGCTTCCCCCGCGTGAAGGAAATCGTTCGCCGCAACATGGGAAATTCCCCTCAAATTTCCTCTAATTTCCCAATCGTAAACGAGCCGAAATCGAACGAAATCGAACAAAAATCGAACGAAATTGAACCAAAATCGAACGATGACGAACCCGATTCTGACGAAACCGACCCTACCGAAATCATCCTTACCAAGGAGGATGTCCGCACCCATGAGAACACCCGACTTGAAGACATGCCCAACGAACTGTGCCGCAACCTCTGGCAGAAACGCCAAGACGTGTACCGCGAAATGCAACAGGCTCACCTCAAAATGAGGGCAGTGCCCGAAGGTGAGGAACACAACGAGGAAAGGGCGAAATGGAGGGCTGAAGTGTTGCGTCTCGATGCCGAAAACGACAAGTATTGGCAACAGATTGACGCTGAAATTGAGCGTTTTAATGCTGAAAAGGAAAGGGCAGTTGAAAAGGCCGATAAAGAGGATCAAGCTGGCTTCAATGTGTCGACCTACCGCGCCTATATCTGCAAGGCCATACGCAAGAAAGAACTGTCTCCAGTGCAATTCGCTGAACTGCAACACCGCGTCAATGCCATGCTTGCCGCTGGTGTGGAGATGGATCCTGAAACAATTGAGAAACTGAAAGCCAAGGGAATCACAGTTGATTGAACCGCTGACCATACCAGGTGTGCGCGTCAGCCGGACCAACTCAATGCAGATGCTCAGGCAAATCGTGCAGATGACGGGCAACGGCAGCAAGCTCGTCATCTTTTCCTATTCAGTGACCGATGGCTGGCTTCGGCAACTCATGAAACTGAAACAGGAATACCAGGTGCAGCACATCACCCTGATCCTCGACCGCGCCGTGATGATCCGACACCGCGAGAAGCTGCTGCAAATCGAGCGCGTCGCCGATGAATGCTACCTCACCGACAGCCACGCCAAGGTCTACCTCAGCCAAGGCGAAACCAAGTCCATCGCGCTGATAACCTCAGCCAACGCCACGAACAATTATAGAAACGAATGCTATTATGGAACAGACCGACCAAGAGAAATCGAACAAATCACCCGAGACATCAGAGGAATTCTTGCAAGCTCTGATAAAATCACCGGTTGAAAAGAGGGTAGAGGAACTGGCATCCCTCTTCTTCACCATCGCCGAAATCGCACTCTTCATCGGCATGGACGAGGAAGATCTTCGAACGGAGATTACTTGCGACACCGACAGCCCCATCTCACAAGCCTACTACCGTGGCAAGCTCCAAACCAAAATCAAGCTTCGTTTCGACAGCCGCTACTACGCCTTGCATGGCAGCCCGCAGGCGGTCCAGGAAATGAGAGAATACCTATCCGACCAAAACATTGACGAAAATGCGTGACGAAAACCTTGCCTTGATTGAGGCCAACATGTTCCTGCCCGAAGACCAGCGAAAGCCCATGACGGAGAAACAGGAACAGCTGCTGAAGGAAGTGACCGACTGCTACAACCTTCAGTTGCAAAAGCCCATGGCCAGCCGCACCTACCTCCGTAACTACCTGATGAAGAAATACAAGGTATCGAAGGTGCAGGCTTACAACATCATCATCTATGCCGCTGTCCTACTTGGCAACGTGCAGGCCTCGCATAAGAACTGGGTAAGGCAGCGTATCGAGTTCCTCGCCGAGCAAGCCTACACCGCTGCCGATGCAGGCAACCTGAAAAAGGCCGAAACACTCACCAAGATTGCCGGTGTGTTGGCCAAAGCATTCCAAACCAACCTCGACGAAGGCGAAATCATCAACGCACAGAAGTACCTTGAAATCGACCAAATCAACATCACGATGGATCCTTCCGTGTTGGGCATCAAGATTTCTGAGCCAAAGCAAAAGGAAATCGACAGACTGCTGCGAAAATATGAGATTGAAGATGCCGAAGTGGAGGAGGTGAAGGATGAATAACCAATACAGGCACGAATACCAGGTGCGATATCAACTTTGCGACGCACATGATTCCGTCAACATCTGTGGCCGACGCTGGGGGAAGTCATACCTCGTGGCATGGAGAATAAAGCAGAACATGCAAGAAATGCCTGGTTCCACCGGCGTGTTCATCGCCAGTAGCTTCCGTCAAGCCCACAGCCGCACATTGCCTGCCGCACTCATGGCCTTGGAGTCGTTCGGCATCCGCCGCGATGTCCATTACGTTATCGGCCACAAGCCCGACCCAAGGTTAGGCTTCAAAAACCCTATCTTCTGCCCATCCGACCTGCGCGATGTGGTGTGGTTCGCCAACGGCACCATCATGATCATCGTCAGCCAGGAGGTGGTCATGTCGGCCAACTCGCTCACGGTCCATTGGTTGATTGGCGACGAAGCCAAGGGACTCGACTACGACAAGCTCTCCGACGAACTGTTTCCTGCCATCGGTGGCAGCTCCATCTACTTCAATGATCCGGCACGGTACCCGCATCTCTGGGGCATACACTTCTTCACTGATATGCCCTGTAGCAAGGACGGATTGTGGCTGATAAAAAAATACGAGAACGAATACGACCCCGACCTGTGCAACGCCATCATCGGCATGGAGTTGGCCAAGGAGCGTTTGAAGATGCAGCCGCAAAACTCCTATACGCGCCAGCGTATCGCCTACCTGACACGCACCGCCAACCTACTCCGCAACAAAGCCTTCTACTACCAAGAGCGACCGAGCACTGACAACATCAAGGTAATCGGGACCGACTACATCAAACGATGCGAACGCGATATGCCTGCCCTTGCCTTCCGCACCTCCATCCTCTGCAAGCGTATCGACCATGTGGAAGGCATGTTCTACGAGAGCTTCGAAAAAAAAGTGCACACCTACCATGCAACGGATAACAGCCGGTTGAATGATTATAAGGAACAGAAATATGACTGCCTCCTCGACACCGACATCGTGAGAACCAAGCCCATCGCCATCAGTTTCGACTATGGCGCACTCATCAACTGGCTTGTGGCCGCCCAGGTGCAAGGCGGCACACACAAGACCTTGAAGAGTTTCTACACGAAACACAAGCAACGTCTTCGCGAAGTGATCCAACTCTTCTGCGAGTATTACGAAGCCCATCCCTGCAAAACGGTGTTCTATTACTTCGACTCCACAGCCTTGGCCACCGGCTATGTCGAAGTCGGCCACGCTGCCTACGACATTGTCCACGATGAATTGCAGAAGCACGGTTGGTACGTCAAGGATAAGCCACTGGGAAACCCGATGGAACACGACAAGAAACACAAGATCATCAACGATGCCTTCGAAGGACGAAAGAATCTGGTGCCCATGTTCAACGCCGACAACAACGAGGAATTGATTCAGGCAATGATGCTGGCTGAAGTGGTGATAGGTTCCAAAGGGGTACGCAAGGACAAATCCGGTGAGAAGACCATTGAGAGCGACACCAACCTGCCCTTGGAACTCCGCACCGACGGCACCGATGCTTGGGACACCAACTTCCTCGGCTGCCTCACCCATCCTTACGACGACGATTTTATTTACGGATAATGCTTTTTGCTTTTGCTTTTCGGCGTTCCGCCTGCCTCCGGCACCCGCCGAAAAGACCGTCAGGGGCATCGCGGCACTTTCCCTCAGCCCACATTCCTCAGCGTCCCGCCCTTAATCGGAGCGGCCGTTGGCCGCATATTATTATACCCGTGCCGCGATGCCCCATGACCAAAAGCAAAAAGCTTGGGCAAATTAAGCACGCTCGACCGTGCTTAATTTGCTTTTTATCTTCATAGTAAAACCAAACTCATTGCATCTACCTAATAATCAACGTGTTTTTATATGCGCGATAACTGACTGTAATTTGCCAAATAAGAAAATGATAGGGTAAAATGATAGGGTAAATGATAGGGTAAAATGATAGGGTAAATGATAGAGTAAATGATAGGGTAAAATGATAGGATAAATGGGGAGATAAATGGTTAGATAACTGTTTTGAAGGTTAACACGAGTAACTACTCTAAACTCTCAACTCTAAACTCTAAACTAAAAATCATCGCAAAAAAATCGCCCAAATTGTTGCACATCCCAAAAAAGCCGTATATTTGCAGCGTTCAAAAGTTACTAGCGGCATGAGATGACAGCCGCACCAACAGCGGCATTTTTTATGCCCACACATATCGTAAACAATCAGAGCCAACAGGCTCCGAGGGACGCCGAAGCAGTAATGCAAGGCAGGTCAGCTAGTAGACCTTGAACACCCCTATCGGAGCCTATTTTGTTCAATGTTCAAAACTACTAGTAAAATGTTCTATCCAACATCGAAGCGTTCCCAGCGTTGGGACGCCATCTTCCAGACGGTTGACGAGTGGCGCAAGGGTCGCCCTGAGCCAAAGACCTGGAACAACAGCCTGCGGGGCTACATCCGCGTGAACCGCCGCTCGGCCAGCGAGACGGCCTACTGGGGCAGCAAGAACCCCGCCACGCTGCCCTTCATCACCGAGCACTTCAACGAGGTGCTGCGCTATGCGGTGAAGAAAGAGGAGTCGGTGCCGCACAGCGGCCAGTCGAAAGGATTCAGCAAGATCATCATCCTCGAAAGGCATGTCAAAGGCATCGGCACGGCCAAGCTCACCGTGGGCGTGCGTCCCGACGGCGAGATGATGCAGTATTGCATCACTGCTGGGCAAGGCGTTGAGGCTATGGCGTAGCCGTTCAGTAAGGTATGGCAACCGTTGGCGCGTGGCAATTGCCATGCGCCTTTTTTCGTGCCCAAGCCAGCCCCGTCCCCTGCATATTTCGCAAAAAAGAGGGCTTGATTTCTAAAAAACCGAGAGGGCGGCGCGGGGTCTCACGACAGCAAACGCGCCGATTTTTGCAAAATCGGCGCGTCATGTGGTTGATGGATAGAGATTTGACTACTTTCAATTGTGAACTCCGATAATATAAAAAATTCGCCGCCTGCGGCGTCCGGCTGGACTTGCAGACGGCGAATTATTTTGTCACTTGAGGCTGTTTCGTGGAAGATATTTTTGCACCAAACCAAAAACCATTTCAATGATTCACGAAAGCAAATTGTTTGAACTCGTGCAGATTCACCCGGAGTTCTCGATCCAGTTCGTTACCGCAAGCGGCGAGCTGGTGAAGGTGGACCATTGCAGCTGCACCTCTTTCTTCAGCGGAGGCAAAACGATGAACATCAAGCTGCAAAACGGGCAGTTCCGCAAGGCGAACCGTAAGACCGTCACACGATTCAACGGAGAGGAGGTATTCCTATGATTACCGATGATGTTATCATGATGGGCGAACAGGTCGCCTACTATAAGGAGTGCTTGATGGTGCTCGGCAAAGACACCTCCACCCTTTTCGATGAGAAGAAGCTGGACCCGATCAAGGTGTGTGACTACAGTGTTGCGCCATGGGGACCCGAAAACGACACACCTCAAAAGGTGATGGACAAAATAGACAAAGCCGAGATTGTGGGTACCAACGCCGCATTCAACTGGAAGGTGGCCTACGGCCAGGGGCCGAGGCTGGTGGATGTCGTGCGCGACCCTGACAACAACCGCATCATGTCGTTCAAGGATGTAATCGATGGGGAGCCTTACAACTGGTTCATGAGGAACAATGTGCCGCTGCTGCAGCAGGAAATCATGACCGACCTGACCCATTTCGCCAACGCCTTCCCGGTGTTCATCGCAGGCGACAAACAGCCCAACGGTGGGCGCAAAGGCATCAAGAGCATCGCACACCGCGAAGCCATGTTCAGCCGCTGGGGACTTGACAAGAAAAAGCAGATTAGCAGGCACCTGTATTGCGCCAAGTGGGACGACAACCCAACGAAGGAGGAAATCCAGGAGTCGTATGTGGTGGATGAATTCAACGCCGTTGAAGACATCCGCAAACGCCTGACGCTTGGCAAGGACTCGCGACTGTGCTTCCCCATCTACCTGCCAAGCCCTGGCAGACCCTATTACAGCTATCCCAGCTGGTGGAGCATCTTCCGCTCGGGCTGGTACGACCAACTGACCAGCATCCCCGCACTAAAAAAGGCCATCCTGAAATACAACCTTGGCGTGAGGTTCATCATCTACATCGCCGACGAGTACTTCAAGGAGAAGGAGGAGCTGCTGAATATTGACAAGGATGACCACAATGCACGCAAGGAGCTCTATAAAGAGGTGGTGAAGCAACTGCAAGAGCAGGTGACGGGGGAGGAGAATGCCGGCAAGGGCATCGTATCGAAGATGAAACTGATGCCGAACGGCAACGGCTCCGCCTCGTTCGAGAAGCTGATGACGGTGGACACCATCAAAAACGATATCAGCGGTGGCGAATACTTGACTGACTACGAAACCGGCGCCAACATCATCTCCTACGCCATGGAGGTGCATCCCTCGCTGGTAGGTGCCGTTCCGGGCAAGAACTCCAATAGCCTCAGCGGCTCCAACATTCGCGAGATTTTCATCATGAAGCAGAGCATGAGCAAGCCTTTGACCTACCTCTCGCTGCAATGGTGGCCGATTGTGCGAGAAATCAACGGCTGGGACCGCAATCTCGAAATCGTGATGCAGGACAGCCTTTTCACCACGCTCGACAACGCCAAGTCGGGTGAAATCAAAGTCGCCAACAACACAAATCAATAAGTATGGCTACATTAGTAAGAGCACCAGGTTATAAGCCAGTGCATGTCAAAAAAGTAGGCCGCAACGAGCTTTGCCCTTGTGGTAGCGGCAAAAAAGTAAAGAAATGCAACTGCGGACTGGAAAAACAATACTTTTTCCTAAGGTCAGAGCAAGAAAACAAGCAACCAAAAACCACCGACAAACAATGATACTCAGCAATACAACCCAAGCCACGGAGTTTCTTCCGTCGCTGAACCTGTCGGTTGACAACAACCGCCTCGTCTCTTTCTTCCGTCGCGCCCAAGCCTGGCTGGTGAGCCACATCATCGGCGAGGAGATGGAGGATGTGCTTGAAATCGATATACCAGATGGCGCTACCGACGTCCACAAGGACCTGCGCAAGCTGTGCCAATGCGTCATCGCCGAGCGTGCCTTGCTTGAGGCAGCCCCAGAGATGGATATGCAGCTGACCGAGGCGGGCTTTGCCGTGCAGAACAACGACGACTTCAGCCCGGCATCGGCCCAGCGAGTTGACCGTCTGCTGGGGAAGATGCCGGAGCGGATCGCTGCCGATGTGGACGCGCTGGTGCGCTTCCTGATGAAACACAGCATTGGCGATGGCACATACATTGATTGGCGCGGTGCCAACCAGTTCAAGTATTTAACCGCCGTGTTCATGCCATCGTGTGAGGAATACACGGCCTATTGCAACGGGATTCAGCTCGACAAAAAGCCATCGGTGAATTACGATGACTTCTATGCCGCCATCCCGATGATGGGCAGGGAACTCAGGAGCGTGGCCGACTACTACGTGAGCCGTGCCGAGATTGACCGCCTCGTTGAACTGTATCGCGACAACGACCTTCTGGAAATCCACCGCAAGGCCATCGTGAGCCTGAAGGATTGTGCCGTGGCCGCGTTTCGCTACGACTTGAACCGTGCCCGCAACGCTGCCATCCAAGCCCGCGAGGTGATGCTTTCGGACCCCGACAACTTCCCGGCTTTCAAGGCTTCGCCTGCCTACAACACTCCTACCGTCAACCTGAATGGCGGCAAATTGGTGAACATGCTATGAGAATCGACCTGACAGCCCCAACATCGTGGTCGGAGATGACCAGTGAGCAGCTGCTGTCTGTCGCAAGCTTGCTCTGCGGCGGACTACTCGATGAGGAGTTCCTTATAGCCGCGTTTTGCACGTTGTGTGGCGTGCAGCTGGAGATAAAGCACGAAGATGATAAGGGGGAAGACACCTATCTCTTGCGCCGTGGCGAACAGGTCACGCCAATCAGTGTCTTTGCCGTTGCCGATTTCAGCAGCCGATTCAATTGGATTGTCGACAATGAGCCCTACGACGCGCCTTGTCCCTTCGACGTCGACCGTCATTTGGCTGAAACAACCTTCGGTAATTATTTCCATGCCGATGCCATGATGACCAGGTACACGCAGACCCAAAACGTGGAATACCTCACGAAGGCGATGTCGGACCTGGGCGACCCGCGCACGAAACTCACCGAGGCCGAGGTTATGGCTTTGTGCATCTGGTGGAAGGGGTTCAAGAACTGGCTGAGAGACCAATACCCTCATGTCTTTGTCGGGCCGGGTGGCGATGCCGAGACTTCGCCACTCAAAATCCGACAGAACATCATGCTGATGCTGAACGACAACCGCCCGCAGGAAAACGAACGCATTGAGGACAGCAATATGCACGATGTGTTAGCCGCGTTGCATAGCAAGATTGAGCAAGCCAAGGAAACGGAAAAGAAACTGAAAAGCATAGGATGATAAAAAACCACGAGATATGGCACGTGTGCGAAGCGTGCGGCATGGAGTATGACCTGCGCGTTTGGGCTGAGACTTGCCCCCATTGCCACCATTCGCAAACCTCTTGGCAGGTGTCGTCGAACTCTAAACTCTAAACTGAATTTTGTCACTCTGATGTCGGTGGCAATTGCCACTTTTGCACCGCAAAGCAAAGCTATAGAGATGATGGCCGCCGACTGGCCTCACGGTCGGGAGGCGGTTTTCGAAAACAAACACAAACACCTTATAATATGAAAAGGATCTTTCTCTTTCTCGCGTTGGTCGTCTTGGCCGTGGAGGTCAACGCTCAAAATCGCTACTATTACGATAGCGATAAGAAATACGGCTTCTTCTCCAATTGGGGCCTCAGCCCGTTTGCCCAGGCTTCGTTCATGAACGGCAAAACAGCCTTTGGCGCAGGCGGCATGGCTCTGAAGCAACTCGATGACCACGTGCGTTTCCGCATGGAGGCTTCCGTAAACGGCATCAAGGCCGTGAAGGGCTTCGACCGTAACGGTACCGCCTTGGCAGGCCTTCAGTTCCACATCGTGGATTGGGTGTATCTCTTCGCCGAAGGTGGCGCAGTGATCAATCCCTCGATGAAACAGAAAGCCGGTCTTGCAGCCTCGGGCGGTGTGGGCCTCACCTGCAACTTTGGCAAGTATTCAGGACTGATGGCAGAAGGCGGATATGTGGCCTTGCAGAACGGCGCAAAGGTGGATAATATGTTTCAGGCGCGAATCGGATATGTTATTCGCCCTGGCATCACCGAGCGCGACCGAGTGGACATCGACATTAAACACCATAATGCAGAGCGGCTGGGCAACTTGACCGAGGAAAACAAGTTGCTGAAAAGCGACCTGAAGCGGCAACAGGAGGCCAACGATACACTTATGGCCACGTTGAACAAAGCTTCAGCCCTTTTTGCCGCTATGGAGAAACGGCTTGACGACTGCAACGCCCAAGTGGCCAAGGCGACCCAACCTGGCACGATGGTCACAAGCCCCATCTTCCAGATCTTCTTCGACTATGCCAGCGCCGAAATCTCGCCTATCGAAGTGGCGAAGGTGGAGCAGCTGGCCCAATATATCAACACCACGGAGGGCAACTACCGCATTGAGGGCTACAGCAGCCCCGATGGCGACCCGTATCGCAACGACGTGTTGAGTGGCGAGCGTGCCCGAGCGGTGTATTGGCTGCTGATTGCCAACGGCGTTGATGAAGACCGCCTCGTACCCATGAAAGGCGGCATCTCGACGCAATACGGCGACGACTCGCCGCTGAACCGCATGGTGGTGGTGAGTGCCAGCCCTTATTGATGTTCTTTGAAATCTTTTTTGGAAGGCTCGTCAGTGTTGATGGCATGGATTTGCCTGAGCTGGCGAGCCGCAGTATAGAGCCGCCCAAGGCCATCCATGTTGTTGTTGGATGGTACCGGCGGCAAAAACACGCTCCAAGGCTTGTGGGTGCCGCCGTTGCCCTCGTCGTAACGGATTGCACCACGTAGGCGCAAGCATACTTTGGAGCGACCAACACTCCCCGAAGGATGGACATTCTGAAAAGATGCGTCCATTCCGGAGGGGAGACGATGCGGGGTAGAGCAGTAGGTAGCTCGGTAGGCCCATAACCTACAGGTCGGCGGTTCGAATCCGTCCCCCGCTACTGTTCCTCTCACGGCTTGGCAACCGTGACCGCAAGTGCCACTACTATAAGTTCAACTTTAACAACGCCGGTGCAAAGGACACCGTGGGGTGTGAGCCCCCAATGCGTATGCTATCAATCTACCGAGAAACGCGCAAAAGGCAAAGGAGAACCGAATAGTAGCAAATGCTTATGTTATAGTATTAGTTTATTTGACAAAGCCATCATCCATCTGTGAAGACGATGGTGGCAACACGGGCTGCAAGTTCAATGGCAGAATGGCCACGAGTTGAAGAGGCTTGGGGTTGGTGGTGGTTCGATTCCACCGCGGTCCACTGTTCCTTTGGCGGCTTGACAACCGCCATCGCAATAGTGTCACGTAACTAACTAAGTAATAACAATTAAAAAGGGTATTAAGGAGTACCGGCCGGGTGAAAGTCCCGGGAACTCTGAAGTTCTCGAATAGAGGACGTGGGAGTTGACAATAAACAGCCCAGGTTGTTATGTCAACAAAGAGGATGTGAATCTCAAGGATTTCAGCGACTCTTATTTTCCTCGTTTTTTTCATTTTGAGAGCACGCACCCCAAAGCGGACTAGTTAAACTACGCATAGAAAAGATTGTTGTGCTTTACCCTGCTGAACAGGCAGAGAAGTTAGTAACGCCTTAATTATGTAGTAAATCAAATCTATGCCGCCACCATCCGTGAGGACCGCAGGCGGCAACCTGGACGGGTAGCTCAGTTGGTAGAGAATTGCGGCTTTCGCGCGAAGCCGTCTGTCGCGGGTTCGAGTCCCGCTCCGTCCGCCGTTCCTTCATCGGCAGGGATGCCGGTGTCGCAAAGAGACAACACATTATTATTCACTTAATCAAAGCCGGTGCAAAAGGACACCGTCGGGTGCGAGCCCCGCGTTTGTCAGATTTGTTGCGTTGATGAAGAGTATATAAGGCGTTGTCTTCTGATTTTTCCACACTCGCAGCTACGGGCAACGGGCGACGGCAACGCCGCCCCGAGTCCACATTTGAAATGTATAACATAAAAATATAAACGCCATGGAAGAACACGAAGATTTCACGAAAATTCCATTGACGGACGAAAACGGATATCCCGACCGTTCGGGCTGCAGGGCCGTCTTCATCACGCTTGCCATCATCGCCTTGTTTTGGGTAGTGGTCGGCGCAATCTATCTGTTCACCAAATAGCATTAAACCATGAAACTGACACTCGAAAGACGCTACAAATGCAATGGCTACACCATCGGCCGACTCCTCGTTGACGGGAAATACTTCTGCGACACCCTTGAAGACACCGACCGCGGGCTGTCGGACGACATGACCAAGGTTGAGATCCAGGCTCGGAAGCTGAAACACATCACGGCCATCCCTACTGGAGTCTACTACATCACCCTCGGCGTGTCGTCGCCCAAATTCGGCAGCGACAAGTTCTATCAAGAGGTGTGCAAGGGCAAGTTGCCACGGCTGATGGGCGTGAAGGGTTTCGACGGCGTCCTCATCCACTGCGGCAACACCGCCAAGGACACCGACGGCTGCATCATCGTTGGCGAAAACAAGGTGAAAGGCCAGGTGATCAACTCGAAGACCACATTCCGCAGGCTCTATCCCCTGCTGTGGAAGGCTTGGAAAGAGGAGGGAATCATAACCATCACCGTGAAATGAGAAAGATTTTTTTCGTCATAATGTTATTTTTGATTGGTTTTCTCCCCGGTTGCCGAGGCCAACGGCAGATGGATACCACCGCAACGCAGCAGCACACCGAGGAGATAGGTGTGGAGTTCCACGACCTTCAAAGGTTCTGGAACTCCCTCACCGACCGCCTGAATTACAAGATTGAGTTCTACCCCCCGATAATCAACCAAGGTTCTACCACACCAACCAACCCTGCAAGTTGCACCGTCATCGACCCGAACGCCGCTTCTGTTCCACCTGCGTACAATACTGCGAACGCTGGAGGCGGCATCGGGCCGGTGAAAAGCATCGAGTTCGGCAGCGAACGCATCGCGGCTGACTCCTCGTTTGCGCAGACCGACAGCACAGCGGACTCAAAATCCGCCGAGGCTTCGGAGGCGCATACGGAAAAAGCGTCGGAGCTGCGGCAGGACAATGGCACCGTCGCCACGGTGTGCATTGTCTTTGCCGTGGTCGCTTTGATATACTTTTGTATTAAGCAATTCATGAAGAAATGATGCGTTGGCTGCAGATAGGGAACGAAGTGGTGGTGCTGCAGTATGAGGAACGAGATGGAAAGATTACACCTGGCCGCCTTCAGGTGATGCCTGTGGGCGTTTGGAACAACATACTTAAACGCAAGAGAGATGAAGAGATACATTGACAAAGACACCGACCGCTACCAATTCATGGTGCGGGAGACCCTGAACGGCTACAGCATAGAGGTGCTGATAGTGCCGACAGGCGACATCGTAGGCCTCACGCCTCAGGTGGCGGCACAGCTGCAAATCGCGCTGCCCAAGCCCTACCGCATACAGGGCTGCACCCTCGAAGCCGCCGAACGTCAGCTTGACGAACTGGCCGCGCTCAATGGATGGTTGACACTTAAATAAGAAACTCATTTTTTTCATAGCATTTATAATTTTTTCCCTCCATACCCTTGCGGTGTGGAGGGTTTTTTGTTTACCTTTGCAGCAGTTTTATGTTTCATGTTATTAATTTTTTGGCCACCGGAATCCTCCCCGTTTTTCGGTGGTTTTTTTGCGCCTGAAGAAAAAAATGCACTTTTTTTTGAAAAAAATCAAATTTTTCATTGCTATTCAAAAAAATAGCATTATCTTTGCATCGTCAAAGAAAGGAAACAAGATATGAAGTACAATGAACTTGAACGAAAACTTAAGAAAATCGGATGCTACGACACCGGAGAAGAGATGAACGGGCATCCGTTGTGGTACAGCCCAGTAACAGAAAAGCGGTTCAAGATGAGTCACCATCACAACGAAGAGGTTGCCACAGGAACATTAAAATCAATCAAAAGGGATTCGGGGCTTGAATAAGCCCCCAATCCTTTGCAAAATAGAAAGGGATATTGAAAATGGAAAAGAAACACATCAAAGCGCACATTGAATGCAACAGCAACGGTTTCTACACCGTGTATCACAACGAAGATCTGCCTTTCGGCTTCTTTGGTGAGGGAAATTCTGCAAAGGCAGCTCGGGAAGACTTTTTGGCTACTTTTGAGGCCATGCGCGAAGACCATCTGAAGCGTACGGGCGAGAATGTGGAGGCTGAATTCGAGTTTGTCTATGACGCTTCGGCCTTTTTGCAGCACTATAAAGGTTTGCTCACATTGGCAGGTTTGTCGCGCATGACGGGCATCAACAAGGGTCAATTGTCGCAATATGTGACAGGTCACCGTCATCCCTCGCCGAAGACTCAGGAGAAAATCAAGGTGAGTGTGCAGCAGTTCGCGCAAGAATTGAGCCGTGCGATGGCTTGAACCCTTTCTTTGACACAGTAGGTGTACTTCAAGAGCATGGCTCAAAAACAGAAAAAGTTCCCAAAAACGGGAACTTTTTCTTTTTGCTGACGCCGGCAAAATGATGTTACCGAAAACGATTTCGGGAACAAATCCTTATTTAACTTTCTGCCTCAAAAGTAAAATAAGCATCTTCCTTATGTTACTTTTCGGCCTTAAACTTAACTTGACCGCCACTTCGTGTTACTTTTTCGCCGAAAATGCAACTTGACATCGGTAAATCGCTATCTTTGCGGCACCAATCAAAATCAATAGCAGCATGACATTTATTATTATAATTGCCATCCTTGTCGTCGTGTTTTCAATTATTGCCTTTTCAAATGAGGAAAAGGAAAAGCAAAAGGAAAATGAGAGGCAAGCCAGGCGAGAAGAGATAAGGAAAGAAGAGGAGGAAAACAGGAGGAACATTGAAGAGCAAGTGAATGACTCGCTGGATAAGGACATGCAGAACGCCATCCTTTACGAGAACAGCACCCTTGGCCGCTATACCTTCAGGGTGATGGGGCTTACACACCGAAGCGAGAGCAACCAGGCCGGTGCAAGGATGCTCAGACTGTATTGTCCTCTGCACCTCACCCATGACAAAGGAAACGAATACGATCCGTTTGCCATGCGTGTGTATTCCGACTCAGGCGACTTCTGGCTTGGATACGTGGAAAGGGGTAAATCGATGGCGGTGTATGCCGTAAAAGACAACATCAAAGCCTGCATGATTACTGAGTTTTTCCCTGGTGCACAGGCTCCGTACATATCAGCCACTGTCTATTTCCAAAAAGAAAAAGACGGTGTTTTGCAGCCATACACCTTGGGGACGAAAAAGGTGGACATGCCAAGCGAGATTAACACAGACAATACCGTTACGACTTACCGAAGCTACATCAGCAAGGCACTCAAAAAGGAAGACTGGAACGAGAAAACCTTCAACGAGGTGCAAGCACGCGCCGACTTCCTGCTGTCGAACGGCATCAAGATGTCGGAAAGGGTCAAGGAAGAGCTACGGGCAAGAGGTGTGAAACTGAAAGAAATTGGGGAATTCTAGGGAATAAATGGGAAATTTTCCCCTAAAATCGGAAATTATTAGCCGAATTATGGAAAAAAGTGCGGATTCCCCGCACTTTTTTCTTGTATTTTTGAAATAAGCCGTATATTTGCAGCGTCTATCGGATGAGAAATCATCACGCAGGGGCGGCGGAAACAGCCCAACGACACTTCGCGGGGCTTTTTTGATGCCCTGCAACCGACATAGAAAGACCTTTGCGGTCGCCCTTTCGTAGATTAAGCCCCCTCGTGGTGGACTCATCTGATAGACAGCGGAAGTGGCGACCGCTTCCCTTTTTGGGATTCGCCGATTATCAATCTTTAAATGTCTATCAGATATGCAAAACTCAAGAACGAAAGCCGGAGAGACGGCACCGAGAACACTGGTAATCATCCGTGATTGCCACAGCAAAAACAACATCGTGGTCATGGCCAACAGCGACCGTGAAGAGGAAAGAGTCAGGCTTCGCGCCATGAGCAAAGGATTCCTCGTGACCGTGCGCAAGCCGAAACAACCTGGCTGTGAAACACGTTGCACAACCATGCCTGACAAACGCACCTGGATCAAGCCCGCTGCCATCATCGAACGCCCGCGCCCGAAACTTGCAGGAGCCTTCAATCTTAGCCTTACACCCTTGCCCAAGGAAGGAGGTGAGGCATGAGTGAAACGATGACCCGCGCCATGCGCAAGAAAGTCCGCGTCACCGAAGGCAAGCACCAAGGCGAGCCTACCTGCGACAACTGCGGCCTGATGACCATTATCACCTCGGGCAGCGGCACCCACCGCCACTGCGACGCCATGGGCCTCTACATCCCCGACTGGGAGATGTTCCCCACTTGCAGCCTACACACCTGGCAGAACAAAATCTCGCGCGAGCAGGCACGACACAACTTGCGCTGGGAAACCTCAACCGTCGGGAAAGGAGGTGGAAGATGAAACTGAGAATCGAAGACATCCCGACCTTTGCGGGATTGATAGAAGAAAGCCTTTCGCCTGACGATAATATGCTGACTGATTATATAAGGGAGTTCCAGTCCGACATCTGCGGCCTTGTCATGATAAAAGAGCTTTACTCACCTCTCAAAGGGGATGAACCGTCAGAGGAATACAGCATCCTAAACGAATGCAGCACAAGACTGGCTCACCTCGTTTCGGACCTCAAGGCCATTAAACGCGAAATCCATGTTGCAAAGCTTATCGACGAAGCCGGACTGAAGACAAGGAAAGGAGGTGCAGCATGACACGGACCGAAATCATCACCCGCTTGTGCGAACTCGCTTCCGGCATGGCCGACCTGAAAGGTCAAGCCGAACAGATGATGCTGGAAACACAGCAACTCATCGAAGAGATACAGAAAGAATAGGCTTTAGCGAAAGCCATGTCAAGACCTCGCATCCATGTTGCGGGGTCTTTTTTTTGTCACTTGAATTGCCTTTGCGCTGGATATTTTTGCACCAAACCAAAAACCACAATCCATGCTGAGTCTATCCTTTTTACGTCAGGTGATGCAAGGCCAGATGGCCACCATTGCCGATGTCGACAAACAGATCATCGAGTCGGCGGCTGGTTACGACGGCATCGTGAGCCTTGTGCAGACCAAGGGCATCACGCCCATCATAGTGCTCGAACACAACACCACAGGCGAGCTGAGCGTGCGCCCTGGCGGCTTTGAACGTGCCAACCAAAGCATCTGGATCATGAAGATGGTAGGCCGCGACGAAGACCGCGCTGCCGTGCAAGCTTGGTGCAAGGCAAAGATGAAACGCATCGTTAGCGTGCTGGTTAAGCACAAGATAGCCCCTGAGCTCTTCGGATGGCAGCCAGAGTCAATCCCTTACTCCATCCGCAACGCTGGCGCCAACTTCACGGGCTACGAGTTTACGTT